TATGCTTATTTTTGAAAACAGAATCCAGATATAAGAGAACTTATAACTGAATCCCGTTTACATTTACACAAAATTGTAGACAGTGCCTTATCGGCTGAAAAACAGCCGATAAAATCGTCATGGCGGAAAATAGAATGATTACCCCTTATTAAATGGCATAGTTTCGGGTCATTCTTAATCCGGGTTATCTCGTCCTCGACAATCTGCCGGACTTCCTGACGGATGCGGTCGTAATTGGCTTGTATCTCCTCCTGCATCCGGTCGTTGCCGTCCTTGTCGGTGAAGTCGATTATCTGCGGAAGTTTCACGTGTCGGGCGGTTTCCCGCTTCACCTTTTCATTATCCACCACGATTTCACAGTGGAAAATTTTCTGTTCTATCCGTTCATCGAAATTATCTGCCACCGCACCCACGAACATGCCTTGCGTGAGGTTGGATATTTTGCTGGCGGGTATCAGGCTGTCCATTTGGGTACTTATCGAGGTGAACTTCTCCCGCTGGTTTATCGTCATACTCTGCCGTTTCTGCAACACCTTTCCGAAGCGTTCGGAAAGGATTTTCGCCGTTTCACCGACTACCTGACCGCTAAACACGTTACCCACAGCATTTTGTATCACCCGGCTTTCCTTATCCCCGTAGTCACGGGTAAGCTGGCTGTAATCCTGAAAGCCCAGCAGAACCGCCACCTTGTTGCTTCGGGCAGTGGCAATCAAATTGTCAAGCCCACGAAAATAAATCGTTGGCAACTCGTCTATTACCACCGAACTTTTAAGCTGCCTTTTCTTGTTTATCAGCTTCACTATTCTACTGTTATACAATCCCAATGTCGCCGAATAGATGTTCTGGCGGTCGGGATTGTTGCCTACAACCAAGATTTTAGGCTCTGCCGGATTATTGATGTCCAATGAAAAATCATCGCTCGTCATAACCCAATATAGTGCCGGGCTTATCATCCTTGACAACGGGATTTTCGCACTTGCTATCTGCCCATAGGCTAAGCACCCGGCGCCTTGCCACCTTTTACAGTGGTAGGTTTCCAAGCACTCGCCTCCGAACCGTGCTGACAGGTCTCCCCGTACACGGCTCTCCACCTTCTCATTCAGTCTAACTTTCCTGCATGTATTTTGTGATGGCATACTGAACATACTGCTAATGTTTTGCGGTTACGTGAAATCATTTTAATTTCCCAATCACTTTTACCTTTTAGGTCTTTCAATTTGCGTACATGGTGCATTTCAAGATTGTCCGTAGCACCGCAATTTTCACATACACGTGCCTGAAGTCTCTTGATTAGTCCATTTCTGCCGCCTGTTATGGCAACTGTGTTTGGCAGTTTGTCATCCAAATACCGATTGGGCAGTTCCTTTCGCTTAAAGCCTTTGTCGTAGAACTCACGTTTGAACTCATATCCCCTTTTATTGGTGTACGGTATGGCAAATACTCCGTTTTTCTTGTACTTCGCAATGATTTTCTTTTTAGAAGTGCTGTACTTTGCGGCGTATGTCTTATACATACTGTATTCCATGATGTTATAAAAAGAGTCAATGACGGGACTATTATTTGCAATCGAATAGAAGTTATAGAACCCCATGATTTCGGAGTTATATTGGCTTATAATTTCCAAATCATCAAGACAGCGCATATATTACGTCCTTTGGGATTCCAAACCTCCTTACCTTTTTGCACAGTAATCTTTACCGCATCATATTCAAGGAGCTTCTTCCGCATCACTTCAGTAGTCACATACAGGACTATCTTATGGTCTAAGCTTCTTGTCAAATGTCCGTTTTTATCCCTACGGGTGTCATTGGATTTACGTACAAATACGTCATAACCGAGAAATTTAGCATGTTTTCTTGCATTGGTTATCAGCGTTTTTTCATCAGATAGTTCCAATTTCAATTTGTCTGCCATAAATTGCTTTATGTCCTCTTTGATTTTGATACAATCCTCTTTGCTGCCAATAACACCAATAAGAAAATCATCCGCATATCTCACATATTTTAGACGTTTCATATCCGCATCCATTTCATCACCTGCCGGATATTTCAGACGTTCTTTGACAATTTCTCCAATTTGTTTCAACAGTAGTCGCCGTTTGGAAAAGCCACTCAACTTTGCCCCTTTTGGCCAAAATAGTATTGCCCACTTGCTCCACTTATTTTTATAGATTTTTTGTATAGATTTGAGTACCCTAGTCCTGGTGTAATGGGGGGTGACAATAAAATCTACACAAATGGATAAACGAATCAAAAATATTTTAGATTTTTATCGGTTTGACTTAACCGATTGAAGAATAAACTTTTAGCGAATTATTTGAGAAATAGAGGTAACGATTTAGCAACCGTGCGAATTTCAGCGTTTTGCGTTGCTATGCTGTCAAATAACTCTTTCAGTTGCAAATATAATATCTTTTTCCGAAAGTATGAATTATCGGTGGTAATTTTATAGAATCAACTTGCAAAAAAAGAAAATCATTCATCCCATTCACGGGTTGTGTCATCGGTAGCGTTGTACTGCTTCCAGCGTCCCGATTTCTCGCCGTCGGTATATTGTCCCTCGATGGTTATATAGGGTTTGCCGTCCTCTGTCGATTCCACACGATAAGAGCCGTCAAGTTTTCCATTACGGTAGTGTCGTGTAGTCCTGCTGCGAAGTGTGCGCCCATCCTCGAAGATTTCCCATTCCTCACCCTCTTTTTTGCCGTCTATATAATGGGATTCAAAAATCTGCTCACCCGTCTTGCTGTCAAAACGGCGTTCACGTCCGTTTTCCGCACTCTGCCTATACTCCTTTTCGGTTTCTATTTTGCCGTTACGGAAATAGGTTTTTACCGTTCCGTCTATCTTGCCTTGCTGCATGGGTGTTTCCTTTCGGGGAGTAACGCCGTCTTGGTAATACTCCGTGAATGTACCGTTACGCTTGCCTTTGGCATATATGCCTGATTCACGCAGTACTCCATCACGATAGCGGCGATAATCGCCGTCTATTATGCCATCGGAAAGTTTAACACGCTCCTCGTCAAGCCCTCGTATAATACGATATTCTCCCTGCAATGGATGTTTGCTGCCTTTTTCATAATAGACCGTGCGCCGTGCGTTATCCGTTAGTATCTGCAAATCATTCCATTCCATTATTTGTTGTGCGGAAGCCGTGCCGCACAACAATAAAAAGAGGTATAGTGTTAAGATTCTATTCATTGTGTTTTAGTTTTTCGGGGTTGATAATGTTCAGCGGCTAACCGACCTTTCGGGGAGGTTAAGCCGCTTGTTATAAACCTATTTGAAATTTGTCAGTATATCCTCTTTCTCATTAGAAGACAACATTTCCAACAAATGATTGAAGCTATCACAAACCATTTCTGCCGATTCCTCAAATTCCGGTTCAACTCCGTAATAGATTTTACCATAGTTTTCTGGCGACAAATCTATGCTCAAATATCGGTATCCGTCTTTTACAGACATAAGAATTGGGATATGATTATCCCAGAATTGGCGAATCATATCGCAGGATTCCTCGTCATCTTTCAATGCATCAAGCCCCATTAGCTCAAATTCGTTCCAACGGAATCCGCTATCGCTTTCTCCGTTAAAGTCCTCTATGGAATTAAACCAAACATTATCACTTTCATTCGTGATTGTCTGAAACCGTTGCAAAAACTCCTGATACTCCACAGGAAGTTCGGAATACCGATTCTGTAAATCAGAGCTTAATTCTTTTCTTTCCAATCGTTCTGTAACGACGAATCCTATATTTTTCAGTGCTTCAATCATATTTTTTACTGGTTTATAATGTCCGGCGGATAATCAACCTTATGGGAGATTAATCCGCTTGTTATTCACATACTATTTTTTCTATATACATTCTCTTTTACTATACACCCGTTTTTATGGTTGAACATTTCTCCGATTATTTCCGTGAGTTCATTTAATTCATTATAAATGAAAGCATATTTTACATCAATAATTGCAGGAGCTTCATTGTTATATGTCATAAATCCTTTTTCTCTAACACAACATACTTGGGCATTGGAATATTCATACAATAATGTAAATATCATTTCTTCATGCGGTTTAACATCATAACAAATGGTGTTGATTGGGATTTTATCTTCATCACAATTAACTATGTAACAACGATTCAAAACTTTATCATAAAATCCTAATACAACTACTTCGCTATTGTCATACTTTAGATAATATTCCAAGCAAATTTCGCCAAAGCCATTATAGGCTTCAACTTTTACAATATTATTGTTGTGAAAAAGGAAACGGGTTTTATTTTTACAATTTTGTGGTGTACGCTTATAAAGACGTCCACGTTCACTCTTTGATAGTTCAGCCTGAAACGGGTATAAGTTGAAATACAATCCAGAAGCCCAAACTTCCGTATCGTATTCAACATTAACATTTAAGTCATCATACTTTTTTCGATATGACTTAAATACCTTTTTTATTTTTTCAAATTCCTTCTCCATTTATGTGAATAATGTTCGGCAGCGTTCCGCTTATTCAGTCGGTTTGCTGTTTGTTATAAGCTTTTATTTCATCCATTCTAATTTGCAAAGCAGTCCAATAATCTTCAATTGTTGAATCAGCTTTCTTATATCTTTGCTCATGTATGATATTTTGAAAGTCATCCATTTCAACTAATTGTATTAATTCGTCACATCCATATTCATCTAACTCTTTTAAAAGTTCAGTTGCCTCGTCATCAGCAGGATATACATCCCAACTAACAAGATAAACATAAAATCTCCCAGTTAAGAAATTCTCTTTGTCGCAAAATATAGCATAATCAAAAGGATCGTCATATTTATCACAGTTCTTCACTAAATCTTCGAATGACATTTCGTCATAGGGGTCATTCCATGAATGTGTTGGATTTTCCATACTCTAAAAGCTTATAATGTCCGGCGGCTAACCGACCTTTCGGGGAGGTTAAGCCGCCTGTTAGCCACTTAAATTAACAACATTGGGATAATAGCCAGACCTTATCAAAGCGTTTGGCTTTTAAGTCCTCTTTTGTGATGTAGAAATAGATGTGCCCGCAGTCGCCAAACATCAGACAGAAGCCGCCACATTCTACAGTGTCAAGTTGCAGGAGCAATCTCCATTTGTCGTAGGCAGTTTCTTCTGCTTCTTTGCGAATGTCTTTTGGCACATTCCTCCACCCGTTGCCCAAATAATAGCCTCGTGTTACAAGATCACATTCAACGAACATACTGTTTTGAATCACATCGGGCCAACCAAGAAATCGAGATCCATTATTCACGTCATAAATTGACTTTCCAGTCGCTTTTTCAAATACATCTTCCCAGTCGTCTAATCCGTCTTCTGATGGAAATATGCTACTAAAGTCATCCTCCGAAGGATAAGACACTTCCTCGCTCATCTTAATTTTTACCATTGGAAATTTGAAATCATCTTCCATATCTTCCGGAAACTCTGCTGGCGACAAGACCGATGTGTCCTCAAACCAGAAAACACGGGCGCATCCTTTATCCTTTGGGTCAAAGCCCCAGCACTGGCTATCCGTTTCATAAAAGAATGACAATATACCATGTTCAGGGAGTAAATGTTCAGTATCGTACTTCGACAAATCCTCGCAATTGAACTGCGCCAAGAATGTCAGCGGACGATTGGCTACTGTACCATCTAACCCTTTGCCCTCAAAATATGGCCAAACGAAGTTTGATGGCACATCCGGCTTTCCTCCGAAGCGAGTGCCGCATAATTTGTACTTTTCTTTTCTTGCAATTTTGAGTGCAATACTATTTTGTTGCAATTGTTGTATTTTATCTTTCATATTCATTTATTTTTTAGTGGCTAACGTTATGCTAACAGCGGAATCGACTGTTATTTTCCTTAAAAGTATATCACTTTGCGAACAAATATAAAAAAAGTGCGGTACACCACGAACGGCGCACCGCACTTTTTTCGGCAAATCGGGCAGGATTTAACATTTATAGCTTCATTCCCCTGCCTTTCTTTTGCGGCTGTATGGGGCAGTGTATGCTCTGCCTTAGCTTGTCGAACTGCTCCTTGAACCACTCGGCAATGGGCTTTCGGTCGATGGCAAGAACCAATTTCGTCCCGTCCGTGGGGTCTTTCACCACTTGAACCCCAGCCTTTTCGGTCTTGAATTTCCGTCCGTGTTCCTCCGAGTAGAGTTCTCCTGCATACTCCAACGGCTTTCCCTTGACGAGCGTCGCCGTCTGCCCGTCGCTGAACCCGACAAGGCGGCAGAGGTTTTCGATACGGAGCATTTCACGGAAATAGGGAAACCATGCCGCCGCCCTTGCGATTACCGTTTTCAGAAACGATATTTCCTGCTTGTGTTTCGCTTCCTTGTCCGCTATCTCCCTGCGGTGCTTCTGCTGTACCTCCGCCATTTGTCTGCTGTGGTCTGCCTGCATAGTCTGTATTCTATCTTGCAGGGCTTCGATGGCTTCCCCGTGGGTGGCTACCTCCCTACGCAGGGCGGTATTCTCCCTCTCCAGCGTCTTGACCTTGTTACTGCCGAAAAGAGAACCGACGCTCTCGGCGATGTTGGCGGCTGCGGTCGTGGCTGCCCCTTTCAGCTTCTCGGTCTGTATCTCTTTTTTCGTCCGTCTTAGTTCCTCCTGCGCCGTTTCTTTCTGCCGCTGCAAATCCACGACCTCCGCTTTGAGGCTGTCGGCGAGTTTCTTCGTTTCATTGTAATATTGCTGCGTGGACTTGTGCCGTGCCTTTGAACCGTCTATGCCTCTTTGCAACCCGTATTTCGCCATCGCTTCGGCATAGGTGTCTTGGTAGGATTTCAGCCTTAGCCGTGTCATAATATCGTCTGCGCACAGCCTTACGGTGTCGGTCGGCTTCTTGCGGTATCTTTTCTTCGCCTGCTCCTCCCGTTTGCGGCGCTTGCGCTCCCCCTTGACGATGGGAACAAGGGTGATATGTATGTGGGGCGTTTCCTCGTCCCGATGCAGGTGCGCCGCCACGATGTTCTCCTTTCCGAACGTGTCGGCGAAGTATTTCATATTGTCGGCGCACCACTCGTCCAAACGCCCCTCCCTTTCGATGCGTTCCATGTCCTCGTGCGTTCCCGATACGTTGATTCGGATTGCCCGTACTTGGTTGTTTCCGATTTTGCGTGTCAGCTCCGCTTCTTCCAGTCTTCTCTGAATAGCCGCCGAACGGTCTTTAATCCCGTCGGGATAGGCAACGAGTTTTCGGTTCAGGTGCGTCCGTGTCGGGTCGGCGTTCTTCGGGATGATGAAACGCTCGATGTGGGCGGTCGTTCCGCTGTCGGAACCGTGCGCCTTTTCCATGTGCAATACTACGAAACCCATATATTTTTCCTTTCTTTTTTAGCTTGTGAAACAATAAACTTGACTATCTTTGAGGGCGGCGAAATGCCGTCCTCAACGGGGTGTGCAGAGGGGCTTGCCCCTTGCCTTATTGGGGAATTTTCAGCGATACGGAGTATTGCGGCTCGGAAAATTCCCTAATAAGCTACGGTATTTTCTTCGTAAATACCCTGCGGCGTGTCGGCGGTCTTTCTGTGGTGGCTCTCCCTGCCGCCTGCTTACCCGTATAACCCCACCTTATTATTTTTCCCTTTCGGTCGGTGGTGGGTGGCGGGGCGGTCGTTTCCGTTTTCAAAGGCTTTCCCTGCACGGGGCGGTCGGATGCAAGGTTTAGGGGAAGAATACTACCCGAAGTATGAGGGTGGAGATTGTTCCCCTAACGGCGTAGCCGCCCGACCTTGCAGCCGACGGAAAGCCCCGTGCTTGCTTCGCCTTTGTAAACGGGAATGACTGCTCCGCTTTCCTGCGGTCGGGAAACAGCCCCTTTCCGTCCGTGTGACGGTATGACCGTATGAATGTATGACCGTATTACGGACTGATACCCCGACCGACAGACCGTTACGCCATCCATCGGCGGCTCGGCTCGGTGTCGGCAACGACAGACACGATAACCGTCGTTTTTTCTTTTCGCCCGTTCATAATCCTATCTAATAATAGCTTGCGGACTTTCGCCGCCCCGAACGATTCGATGCGGAAAGCGAGGGCGGTTATCGTTTCGAGGTCGTAAACCTCTATGCTGCTTCCGTCCGATAGACGGACAAGGCGTTCGATGCCGTACTCTTTCAATACTCCGCTCTTGCAGAGCGCCTTTATCCCAGCCCGAACCGTCGGGGTGATAACCCCGAACAATTCGCCGATTTCCCACTCGGTCATGGCGGTTGCGCCTATGTCGGTCGGCAGGGAGATATTGCCGTATTCATCTATCGTGATGATGTCCCTTTCTTCTTTCATCGGTATGCAGTTTTAAGGTGACTAAATGGCTCGGCAGATATTCTTCTCCATCTCCTCCAGTTTGTGCGACAAGGTTTCCATGTCTTGGCTTATCTTCTGGGCGGTGATTTTGGCGTATATCTGCGTGGTCTTGATGTTCGTGTGCCCCAATAGGCGGCTCACGGTTTCGATGGGTACGCCGTGCGACAGAAGCACGGTCGTGGCGTTCGTGTGGCGTGCCACATGATAGGTCAAGCGCACCTTGAAGCCGCATTGTCTGCCTATCTCTTTGAGTATCTTGTTGCAACTGCCGTTGCTCGGAACAGGAAACACATGACCGTCCCTTGCAAGTCCCTTGTATTTCTCGATGATACGCTTGGGAACGTCCAAAAGACGGATGTTCGATTCGGTGTTGGTTTTCTTTCTTCGGGTGATTATCCATAGGTTGCCGTCGAAGAATGTTTGCAGGCGGTCGGCGGTGAGGTTCTTCACGTCCGAATACGCCAAACCCGTGAACACGGAAAAGACGAACAAGTCCCGTACGAGTTCATGGTAAGTGTTCTTCATCGGTGCATCCATGAGCGTCTGTATCTCCTCTTGGGTAAGGTAGCCCCTATCGACGCTTTCGGGAGAATTGATGTACCCTGCAAAGGGATTGAACGGCAGACGCCCGTCGTTCCTCGCTATGGAAACGATGTGTTTCAGCACAATCATGTAGCCCCACACGGTATTGGTACGGCATTTCTTTTCTGTGCGCAGGAAATACTCGAAGTCGTTGATGAATGTGAGGTTGAGTTCCTTTAACGGAATGTCCTCACGCTTGTAGGTATGGGGCAGAAATTCCCGAATGTGGTTGCAGACCGTCCGATAACGGGTGAATGTCCCCTGCGCCCTGCTGTGCCCGACTTTCTTGGCAAACTCGGCGTTGTGCTGCTCGAAGAGTTTCAGCAAGGTTTCCTGCTTGACGCCGATACCGAGATAGGCGTCTTTGAGCTTGGCGGCGGTAACATAACCGTCCGTCTGCATCAGTTCTTGGTAGCGGCGGTTTACCTCCACACGGATTTTATCCACCGCGAGGTTGATTCTCTGCGCTTCGACGCTCTTGCCCGAAGCACGGTTGTTCTTCACATCCCACAACCGCAGGGGAACGTCCATCTTGCAACTGAACTGTTTAATCTCTCCGTCCACCGTAAGGCGGCACATCAAAGGCAGGTTGCCGTTCGGCTTCTCGCTGCCTTTCTTCACGTAAAATAAGACCTTGAATGTACTTCGCATAACTCACTCCTTTTTTTTGGTTACAAAATTAGTTTATAGTGAGTTACCGACAGCTATGCAGAATTACGCAAATCGCAGAAAAAGAACCATTTAGCAAGAAATATGCACCCGTTACGGGGGTAATGAGGTGGTAACTGAACTTCTGCACTGTTTGGCTTCGAGGTGGCATTCCGTTGGCTCTGTCCAATAGAAAAACAAAGCGTAACGAACGCTTTTTCAGCTAATTCGCTACGCTTTGCTCAAATTTGCAAATCCGCTATGTGTTTATTTTAAGATGTTATGCGGCCGGCATGGGAATCAAGGAAACGGCATCCACGTTTCATATTTCTCGTAATACAGTCCGCAAGTATGTCCGCCTGTTACTTTCAAGCGGAAAGAATATTGAACAGCTTCTTTCTCTGCCCGATGGGCAGTTGGATGGGCTGTTCGGCTGCACGGAGTCCCGGCATCGGGAGCCTTCATCCAAAAGGATTGAATTGGAGGCCTTGCTTCCCGGATATGTATCCCGCCTGTCACGCAAAGGCATGAGTGTCCGAAAACTGTTCAAGGAGTACCATACCGAATATCCGGACGGCTATCAGTTGTCTTCCTTCAAACGGATTGTCAGCGAATACAGGTTTCACATTAAGGTCGTCGGTCATGTCGAGCACTATGCCGCGGACCGGATGTATATTGATTTTGCCGGTGACAGGCTTGAAGTCGTTGATGAAATGACGGGCGAGACGAAGAAAGCCGAGGTATTTGTTGCCGTTCTTCCGTTCAGCCATTATACCTACTGCGAAGCTGTATGGTCGCAACGCAAGGAAGACCTGATAAAGGCATGTGAGAATGCCATTCAATATTTTGAAGGCGTTCCTGCGGCTATCGTCCCCGACAATCTGAAGGCTGCCGTCACACGAAGCGACCGCAACGAGCCTGTCATCAATGATGATTTCTCCGCTTTTGCCGAATTTTACGGCTGTGCGGTCTATCCCGCCCGTGTGCGTCATCCCAAGGACAAGGCTTTGGTAGAAAATGCCGTAAAGCTTCTCTACCATTCCATTTACCTTGACATAGAAGGAATGACATTCTCCAGCCTGGAGGAACTCAATACCGCCATCCATATCTCCCTGTTTGATTTCAATGAAAAATTGATGGCCGGACGGGAGGTGTCACGCAAGGAAATGTTCCTTCATGGAGAGAAGGATTATCTTCGCCCGCTTCCCGTGAAACGTTACGTAATGAAAGAGAGGAAACTGATGACCGTGGGAAAGAACTCTTACGTTTCCTTGTTCAAGCACCATTATAGTGTTCCAAAGGAGTATGTAGGCAGGCGCATGACGATTCTCTATGATGCCGACACGGTGGAAATCTATTGTGGGATGAACCTTGTCGCCACCCACGACCGCTGTGACATTCCTTACACTTATTCCTGGAAAAAGGAGCACAACCTGCCCGGTCATTACGGTCCCTATGGCAAGGACTTGGAGGAACTCTTCAAGCGTGCCTCGGAAATAGACAACATCGTATTGAACTATCTCCGGGAAGTGGAGCGTGCCATGCAATATCCACCCAAAGCGTTCAGGTCATGTCGTGGCATCCTGACACTGGAGAAGAAATACGGCCGTGACAGTCTGGTTGCGGCTTGCGCATGCGCAGATCAGAAATTGCAGTACGGATACCAAGCCTTGCGCGAAGTGCTTGAACTGGGAGAAGACGCGGATTTCCTTCCCGATGAGGAGGGGAAAGTACAGTCCAACGTGACTTTCCAGATTCCATTAACCCACAAAAATATACGTGTACGTGAATATTACAGAAAAGACAAACAATAAAACTCATATTTATGGAAGTAAACAATAAAACAGCTCCCGTTACGGGACAACAAGACCAGAATGCCATATCCCTGGATTTAATGAACCGTATGAAATTGCATGGTATGGCAGAGGCTTTCAGGGAAAGTCTTGCCGGCACCACTCCGCAATCCATGACTGCGGACACGTTCCTTTCCATGCTCCTTGCACGCGAATGGGACTATCGCTCCCAGGCTGCCATTGCACGGCTCACCAAAAATGCGGCATTCCGCTACAAGGCTTATATTGAGCAGATTGACTATGCCACGAACCGGGGACTGGACCGCAATCAGATGGAACGTCTCGCCACCCTTGATTTTGTGCATAAGGCACAGAACCTTTTCATTACTGGTTCTTCCGGAACGGGAAAAAGCTATTTGGCCTGTGCCCTTGGACACGAAGCATGCAAAAGGGGATTCCGTACCTTCTATGCCAATGCTCCGAAACTGCTCGGTGCGCTGAAAGTCGCCAAAGTAAAAGGTACACTTGAAGCGGAACTCAAGAAGATTGAGCGTTGCCAGCTACTCATTCTTGACGACTTGTTTATTGTACCACTTGACGCCAAAGAGCGTCCCATACTGCTTGAAATTATTGAGGATAGGCATGAACGGAAATCTGTCATCATCACATCGCAGTATCCATCCTCCAACTGGTATGACATGGTAGGTGATCCAACAATAGCCGATGCAATCCTTGACCGCATCATACATACGGCCCATACTATAGAATTATATGGTGAAAGTATGCGAAAATTAAAATCTAAGAAAAACGAGAATTTTTAAAAGGGTAAAATAATATTGCCCCCCAACACCAGGACTTTAAAGGGTCAATCATATAGTACAAAAAGGTGGGCAAATCTTGCGTGGCCAAAAGGGTCAAAGTTGAGTGGCTTTTCCAGCAGAAGCTATTTTCTCAAAAAGCCTATTTTTCAATAACTTTGCTCTACTTTTCCATATCTCACCGATTATTGCTACCTTTGCTTTGTAATTTTTAAATTTATATTTCTATGAAAAAAGTATTTAAACCTATGTTAGTTTTAGCTTTTATTACATTAGTTAGTTATAATGTATATTC